CGGAATAGAACCAGTCGCTCAGCAGCTTGTGCGACTGCTGCGCAAAGACGCCATCGGCCGAAACCGTCACGTCCACGGTGCGCACTGACCGCTCGACGCGCAGGGGCAGACTTTCGTCGGCGCAGTCCGCCGGAACTTCGGTGCTGTCGAATTGCGCGCTGCGGTTGATCGTGACCCCGACAAGGCCGCAGATCTTGGTCCAGGTCGTGCCGTTTTCGCTGGTCTCCAGCGTCATCTGCTCGAATCGTTCGGTCGTCGGTGCAGGCATCGAAAAGCCCTCCTTTTCGGATGTGAAAAAGCCGCCCGAAAGGCGGCTGTTGGGGGTAGTGTCAGTTGGGGTTACTGCTTGTCAGGCTCGGGGACCGGATCGCCCTTGGCATCCACGCGCGTGGCGGCGCCGGCCTCGACGGCATAGGCGACGAACGACTCGGGAAAAGACTGCGGGTCAGGCGATGCGCGGGCGAACCAGCCGACAGGGCCGGGAATGGGCGTATAGCCCACGTCCTGGTGAAAAATCGCTTTAGCCATTGGCCCAAGCCTCCTTGATCGCGGCGCGGACGCGCGCCCGGATGTGCTTGCGGAATGCCGCCTTCTTGGCCTTCCATGTCGGGTAGAAAAATGGTCGCGCCGGGGTCTTGCCGTCCTTGGTCCCGAACTCATGGAACCGCGCATAAAAGCCTTCGCCAGCACCGGCGTAGATCCTGACGCGCATGGTGGCGTATTGGTCGCCTTGGTTCCGACCGCTGCGGATTTCATCGATCATAAACGTGCCGGGGGGCAAATCGCCCCAAGTCCAGCCGATGCTATCGCGCAGCTTGCCTGTCGCGCCCTTTGGGGCCGCCGCGCGCATCGCCTCCACGATTTCCTGCGCGCCTTCTTCCATCGCCAGCCGCGCAGCATCGACAGCAACATCCGGAATCTGCTTGAGCTTGGCGACAATTCGGGGGGATAGTTGAGCCATCACATCCTCCGAGGTCCCGATGAAAACTGCCATTTTCGTTCTCGTCATGGCCGGACCGGCAGTCGCCCAGCCATTCACTTGCGAAGAAACATCCGCGCTTGACAGGAGCGCCGCGCCATTTGTCGATGTCGTTTTCGAGATGGTGAAGAGGTGCCAAGGTCGAGCGCCAAAGGACGAAACCTGCCTTGCGCTTGTTGATGCCCTTTCTGATCATCAAATAAGGAAGCACTTCCTTGAGTATTCCGCCCGTTCAGCAGCATTGGCTGTGCGCTGCCCCGTCAAGCGTTAGGTGCCGGCCTCCACCATCGCCTCGACCTGCACCACGCCATGCACAGCCCCGCTCGGATCATCCATGCCCCGAACCATAGATACGCGCAGGGGGTGCATGGTCAACGCCACCTCGTCAGACCAGCCGCGCAAAGCGGTGGCAATGTCGTCGGTCAAATCCTCTAGCCTGCCCTTGTTCGTCGCCTCGTCGTAGGCGTCGATTTGCAGCGTCACCTCGCGCGCTTCGATGCATTCCGCGTCGGCGCTGACCCAATAGGACGGCCCCAGCACGATATAGGGCAGCGGCGTCTTTTGCGTCGGCTTGTCCACCACCGGGACGCCGGGGATCTGGTCGCGCAGGCGGGCAATGACGATCTGGCGCAGGATGCGGCCGGCTCTCATTTCGCACCCCGCGTCATGGCCAGAAATTCCAGATAGGCCCGATCCGGCGTTTCGGTCGGGGCCTCTTTCACATCAAATTCGCGCCCGTCGATCCGCGCTACCCATTCGCTGGTGATCCGCCGCGTCAGCGCCGAGGCCCGCACGGTGATAATCGCCGGATTGCGGCTTTCGATCCGCGCCTGCATCACGCCCTCGCCACCCCGGCGCGGCGTCCAGTTGCACCAGACCGTGCCGCGATCCGCCCACGATTGCACGACCTGCCCGTCATCGTCCACAGCCTCGATAGGCTCCAGGAGCGTGGCGCGCTTGGTCAGTCGGCCGGCGTCCATCAGGCGAACATCCTGCGATTGAGGCCAAGCAGGGCAGTCGCGGCGTAAGGGATTTCCTGCACCCCTTCCGACGATCCGAGCGCCCGGTTATCGAACCAGTAAGACGCCATCATCACGATGGCCCGCTTGACCGTTTCCGGCGCCGGCATCCCTGCGCTGACACGGATCGTTACCGGCCCCGGCCACGTCGTGGAACTGATGGTGAAGCTACGCCCCGATCGCGACGTGGTAAAATCCGCGAAATCGCCATCCTCGCCAACCACCGAGACGACCGAGGCAACGGGCCAGAAGGGAATGACCAGATCACCGCACGGCTCGGCTTCGATGATCCATTCATCATCACCGAAAACCATGCCCGTCTCCTGTTCGGCCCGCTCCTGAGCCGCTGCGATCAACGAGACAATGAGGCCGTCTTCCTCGTCCCCATCCACGCGGCTATTGGCGCGAACATCGTCCAGCGTTACGGCCATCTCATAGTCCGGGTCAGCGCGATACACCCTCATTTCCGCACCACCGTTAAGGCCGTGCGCAGTTCAGCGCCGCTGGCCATGGTCAGGACCAGATCGGAGCCGTCGATGTAAAGCGCGGCCGGCGCGTCACCCGGTGCCCCGCGTTCACCTTGCCGCCCGTCTGCGCCAGGCGCCCCGCGTTCGCCACGCTCGCCCTTTTCGCCACGACTGCCCCTCGATGCCAGCAATTGCCAGCCGCCGCCAGGGCATGGGCCGGGGGCGTCCTTCAGGGCGATGAACGAGCTGCCGCCAAGAATGACGATGGACAGTTCATCGTATTCGGCATCTGAATCGAACGTCCCGCAGATTTTCACGGACTTGCCGTCAACGCCGCGCTCGCCCGCCTCGCCCTGCGCGCCAACAGGGCCGGCTTCGCCTTGCGGCCCCGGTTCGCCCGCCGGCCCTTGTTCACCCTGGGGGCCAACGTCACCTTTTTCGCCCCTCTGCCCGTCGGCGCCGTTCTGCCCGTCCTTTAATTCAGTCAGGCGGGTCATGACCTTTGCGGTCAGGTCGTTGAGCATGGACTCGCGCCGGGCTTCCATCTCGGCAACCTTGGCCTGCCCCTCCGCAATCATGGCAGAGACCTGCATCCTGACAGCTTCAAGGTGCCGGTCGATCTGCCGATCAAAGTCTCGGACAACCTCACCCAATGCCCGTGCGAGCGTCTCAGTTGACATGTCGTGCATACGCCATCACCTGTCGGCTTAGCCGCTGCGCTGCCTCATCATCTGCGACAGGTGCGGCGGGAGGCTCCGTGGACGGTGCCGGTTGCTGTTCTTGCGATTTTGCCTGCTGCGCGTGCCACGACAGTGGGACGACCTGCTGCTGCATGCGAGGCTCTTTGCCGTGGCCACCAGGCGATTCTGGCAATTCCTCAAGCGATCGCGCCTCGTCAGGGGCATAGATGCCTCCCTGAACGGCGGCGTTCAGGCCCTCCATCCGCTCCTTGAAAGAAGACCGTAGAAGTGCGCGCGTGTCGAATTCCAAATACTCGTCGGGCATCCCGCGCAGCCCGAAAAGCTGCCCATATGCCTCTTCGATGTGATTCAGGCAAAAGCCTAGGCCAGACGCGATCCACGATTGCATGAGGGATTCAGTCGATGCGTAGGTATTGTTTCCGATGCCCAAGACCTGCAACGGCACGCGGAACGCCAAGGCGACATGTTCTTCGCTCATTTTCATGGTCTCGGCCAGCTGGCTATCCTGCGCCGTGCTGCCAACCTGATGCGGCTTGATGCCCCACGCCAGGATAGGCGTCCCGCCTGCATTTTCGCCGCGCGTCTGGGCATCCCATGCGGCGCGCAGTTCCTGGATCTGCTCGCCGGTCATCTTTTCCTCGGTGCCAAGAATAAAAGACGGCTGTGCCCGGTTCGTGAAAAAGTCGATTTGCCGTTGCAGCATGATATTGCCCGCTGCAACATCCATTGCCGCCGCCATCAGGGGCGTTTCGCCGCGCAGGATGTGGCGCGGGGTGTGCAGCCTGACATGCAGCACGTCACGCGCCGGGACGTAGGGCAGCGCACCAAATCGCCGGTCGATGATCTCATTCCCGCCGAGTTGATAGAACACCTCGCCTCCGTCAGCCACAGCCGCTCGGCATTGCGACGACGACATGAGGTGCAATTCGCTGATCTCGTTCCGGTCATTGCGCAGCGCCAACGCAAAGGCGTTGCCCTCGCAATAAAGCCAGCGGGTCAGGTTGAGGTGGAAGTCGGACGCCGACTGGTAGCCATTGGGTTTGCGCAGGACGCGGGACAGTGCCGAGTTGGTCACGCGCTCGCGCCCACCGTTCGATCCACGCCGCCAATGGTCGCCAGGACACATGGCAGTGGTCTGCGAATAGGCGGCGACGCAGGCTTCGACCATGGCGCTGCCAGCGGTAAATGAACGGACATCGCCGCCCATCTGCCAGAAGTTCCACGGCGTTCGAGACGGTAGCCAGCCACCGGAAACAGGCAGAACATAAGGCCCGTCCCGGTATTGGCCTTCAACGCCTTTGGCTTTGAATGGGGCCAATACCCGAGACAGCAGTCCCATTAGTCCGCTTTCGCCTGCCGCGTCTTGTAGCCGGCGGGTTTTTCCGCCTCGACCGACTTTTCGTCCTTTTCGGCTTCGGGCTGATCCGTCACGCCGACTTCGCCGCGTTTGATCGCGTCAAGCTCAGCTTGGGTCGGGGTCGGCTGGGGATAATCTTCGGCCATCTTGCCCTCCTTGGGTGATAGAAGGCGGGGCGCCAAGCCCCGCCCCTTGGTTACCAGGTCACGCCGGTGACGAATGCCACCGCGCCAGCGCGGCGCATGGCCCAGTTCATGTCCAGGATCATCCGCAGCGCGATGCTGTCGGTCTGGAACATCGAGCGGACCGGAGCCGCAACCACGTTCGGCGTCCCGGCCGTGCCGATCTGCGCCGGAGTGGTATCCTCCATGTGCAGGGTCGCCTGGTCCGACACGTCGAAACGCGGCTCGTCGCCGGTCGCCGTGAAGAAGTCGGCGGCATCCACCAGGAACACCGTTCCGGCTGCCACGTTGGCCGACTGAATGACAGGATAGCCGTTCAGCATCCCACGCTCGATCCCGGCGGCGAAAGTGAAGTCCCCGCCGGCGTTCTGGGTCAGCGAGATCGCCAGCGCCTGCACCGGGTTCATGATGAACACCGGCGCCCGCAAATTGCCGTTCGTGGAGGTGATCAGCCCGCCGACCAGAGCCTTCAGGTCGCCGACAAGGGCCGCGAAGCCACCGCCCGCCGTAGCCGTAGCGCCCGTGACGCCATTGCGCAGACCTGCGGGGCGGGTCACGCTTGCCGCCACGTTGTCCAGCAGGATCGTGTCGATAGCCTGCGCGGTGTCGTCGCGGATCGCATCACGAAGAATCGCCTCGATGCTCGGAGTCGAGTGCTCGGCGATTTCGCGGGTGAAGGTGGTGATGACCGCCATTTTTTTCGGGGTCAGCGTGGTCGCGCTGAACGCGCCCTGACGAACCGGGATGGGTGCGCCCTGGGCCACGAACGACCCCGCAAGCGAAGTGCCCGTATTGCGCGACGGGATCGAAACCACGCCATTCCGCCCGAAGGTAAACGTGCCACCCTTCTCGCGCAGCGCCGGATAGACCGAGGCCGCTTTCAGGGACTCCATGAAGTCCAGCACCGAGGTTTGGACCAGTTCTGCCGCCCAGCCGGTGGTGGTGGTGGTCGCCGGGGCCGTCGCGGCCTTGGTGACAACATCCAGCATCGCCTTGACGGTTTCGTCCTCGCCGTAGCGTTCGGCCATGATCTCATAGGCCGACCGACGCTCGAAATGCGCCATCAGCCGGCAAACTGCCGAGCGGACCAGAATGTCTTTCGGCTCGGATTTCTTCGCCACAGTCGCGGGGCGGGCGGTGCCCGGAACCGACCGCTGTTCGACCGGGACAGCCGTTTTTGCCGCGAGCGCCTGCTCCGCGCGCTTCAGCGCATCGACATTGGCTTGCTTCGCCTCAATGCGATCCGACAATTCGCCGGTCACGATGGGGTCAGCGTCATCTTCCGCCAGGTGCGCGGTCAGCGCGTCTTTTTCGCGGATCAGATCGGCCTGCGCATCCTCGATGCGCTGGGAAAGGGTCTTGTTGGTCATTTTGCGTCTCGCATGATGATGTTGGGGGGTGGCTTGCTCGCCATATTTTGCAGCCACGCTTTCCCGGCCCCCCTCGGCGTGCTCGCCAAAGGCCAGTTTCATCGTGTCAGCGGATAGATTCATGGATCGCGCCACCGCGAGGGCGGCGGGATTTGCGGGCACGGAAACGAGGGACGTTTCCAGCAACTCTTGCTTGAGAAAGCGGATGCCGCGCTTTCCGTTCGGCTCGGTCTCAATGGGCTTGAAGCCGACCGAGACAGCGCGGAGGATCTTCTGCTGCACCAAACTGCGCAGCTCATCGATCCGGGGCGACGTACCGGGCGCCGCCAGCTTGAGCTTGCCAAGCAGCTTTCCGCCCTCAACGCGCACATCGTCCCACGTGCCGATGGGAAAATCATTGTCGTGGGCGAACAGGGCGATGGGGTTCTTGCGAAACCATGCCAGATCCCAGCCTTTTGCCTCGACTATATCGCCGTAGCGATCAGGCGTAGCATCGGACAGGACAAATTCGAGATCATCCGACACCTCGGCGGTGCCGGTCTTGGTCACAATGGACATTGGTGTCTCCTATCAGGCGATCATGCCTGCAATGGTCAGTTGCGGCTTCTCGTCGTATTCCGCCTCGGCCGTGCCGACAGCCATTGCCAGCGCAACCGCGCCGTCGATGCGACCCGATGCCTTTGCCTTGTCCAGCTTTCGGTCGCCCGCCGGGTTCGTCGTCACCACAGCATTGGCCATGCACATAGTCAGGACCGGATGCCCGCCGTGCGCGACGGTCCCGTTCAGCACGTTGCCTTCCAGCGCCCGTAGCGCCGGCGACATTGACGCAAACCCCTGCCCGAACTCCACGAAAACCGCATCGTCGCCGTCCAGCTGGTCAGGGCGGAAGCCGGCCTTCGCCAGCCAGGGCTTGAGGTTCTTGTAATTCCAGCGGTCGAACGCGATCTTGCGCACGTCCATGCGCTGACAATCCGCGAAAATCTGCGCCGCGACATATTCGTATTCGATGGTCCTGCCCGGCGTGGTCAGCAAATGTCCTTGCTTGGCCCAGACATCATAGGGCACGCGGTCGGCCCGCGACTTTTCCGACAGACCTTCGCCCGGCAGCCAGAACTTTGGCCGCACCTGCCAAACCCGATCCTTGGGCGCGACATAGACCAACGCCGTCAAATCGCTGACGGCAGACAGGTCCAAGCCACCGTAGACCGGTAGGCCGTCAAAATCGCATGGTGCGGCGCTGCAGGCTTCCCAGATCGTCCGCGTGATGAACGGGGCGAACATCTCGACCCGCTGGTTGAGGATCAAGTTCCTGAATTCAGGCTCCCGGCTAGGCATGCGCCGGGCATCCTCCGCCATCGCCATCGTCTCGGCCGCGTTCTGGAAGTCGCCGTATGCCGGGTTAGCGGCCCGGATCGCGTCCTCGCTGAACGGGTCCATCACGTCATCGGCCCGATACAGGCTCAGCACCACGCGCGGGTCGCTGCCAGTCTCGGCGTCGTCAATCAGCACCGACAACAGATCAGTCGGGTTCGGCGCTTGCGTCGAGATCACAATAGACAGCGGGCTTTCCTGCGCACCCGTGGCCGTCTCAAGCGCCTCATACAGTTCCGACCTGGGGCCGCGCACCTGCCCCAGTTCGTCGTGGACGATGAACACGGGCGAGAGACCATAGGCCGTCGAAGCATCGGCCGACAGTGCACGGTAGAGCGTTCCCAGTTCCTCGCAGTAAAGCTGCTTCGCCGTGTCCCGGATTCCGACGAACTCAGCCAGGTCGGGCGACATCCGGACGATCTTGGCCGCGAGGTTGAACAGGATCGCCGCCTGATCCCGCGATTGCGCTGCGCTGTAAAGCTGGCTGTTCGGCCTCGCCTCCGGCCCGCACAGATGCAGCAACAGAAGGAGAGACGCGATTGCGCTTTTCCCATTCTTACGCCCAAAGCTTAATATCGCGCGCCTTGTCCCGTGAGGATTGTCGTAGATGCGGCATATTTCTTGCCGCTGCCAACCTCTCAGTTTTACAGGTTTGCCTACGTCTTTTCCTTCTGGAACTAAGCAGTATTTTTCAATCCAGAGGCAGTTTCTCTCGCCTCGCGTCAGCTGCTTTTTCTTGGTCAATGGACCACCCATAAAGCGTTTTGCAGGCCCCGCGCATCAACCCGCTCAGGCGCACAGACATACTAAGTTCCACTGGCTTACCTACCAGAACACGAAAGTCCTCAGAGGTTCCGGCGAACACGCGTCCATCCCTGTGAACTAACTTATAGGTGCGCCCCCGGCCAAGCGCCGAACTGCGACGGCCATCCTTGGGTGCATTCCATGGCTTGTCGTCGCTTCCTACTCGCCGCCAGCCGCAGCGAGATACCGCACCTTTATGAACAAGCCTCCACGCTGCCGCATCAGACATGCCTGTATGCTTGCATAATTCTGTTTGCGTGCCAGAAAATATGCGGCCATCCCTATGGACGAAATGGAACGCCTGGCCCTTCTCGCTTCTCTTATGACCCCCTAGTCGCGATTTCAGAAGCCAACCCTTAATGCTGGGCCTATCTCCATTTGCAACTTGGGTCCAAGACCCTCTAGACGCACCGTGGCTTTGGTGCATCTGGAAAAGTGTAGATTCTTCGGACCGCCCGGTCCTGTAGTTTACCCACTGATAAAGGGTAGAATTGAAAAGGTGATTGCCGTCGCCGGCCATGGCGTCCGAAAGCAGGCGGGCAGATATCCTCTTAGCCAGACCATATCGCCCGCGCAGCCTGTTCCTCTCCGCCCACGTCCCATTACAGCTAACAGCCAAAAGATACGCAGCAGATGAAAGGCGACCCCCATGCATCTTTGCTAGAAGCAAGTGGGCGAAATAATGATCCTCTGCCGTCAGATTGATCAAGTTCTCCGGCTCATCGCCTCCCCCTAAACTGCGGGGCAGGATGTGATGCCGTTCAACATATCCATTAAGCGTCGGCTCTTTCGCGCGGCGGTCCTTGATGAAGTCAGAATATATGCGATGATAGTCCACAGTCCGATGGCCTCCACATAGGTCAGACGATTAGGGCAGAGGCGGTGTTACCAGCACCAAATCTGCCCGTTTAGTTTACTACATCAGCCCTCGATTTGCCAGGGCGCTTTGCGCTTCTTGCCTTGGTCATTGCCCCGATGGTTCGTTGTGGCCTGCTTGGTGATCCGCAGGCGGGTGGCGAGCGAGGACATGGCCCGGCTCTCTCGCTCGTGCATCTTGAGCAACTTGTCGTATTCGTCGGTATCCAGCGCCTCGCCGCCCTCGGCCTGCGCGATCAGCTGCATGATCCGGTTGCCGCGGACGACATGCCGGCAATAGGCCGCCAGAACATCGGCGTCCTTGCCAGAGTAGGCATCAGCAGCCTGGTCCTCAACAATCCGGATCCAGACTTCAGCTTCCTCATCCCCGATGCCGTAGGGCGGCATCAGCCTCTCCACCCGGCGCAGGTCCTGAACTGTCGCAACCGTCGCCAGATCGGCGGCCGGCTTCCTGCCGCGCTGTCTCATGGCAACCTTTTCCCTTACGGTTTAGCAAAAGAGAGT